AATGATACCAGTGTAGAATTTCTGCAACGCTTTATGTTTTGCGTAACTGCGCGTGTTCAAGTGCGTCGAATGAGCCACATCGCGCGCAAGAAACAGTGTACCTATAAAGTCCGCGCAACTCATGCCGCTATTCCTTCGGGCCATACGATGTTAAATGGGTTAGCTTGACTGGTTATGTCGCGCAAGGCTTGACGGTATGTAGCCCATGCAGCAGCGTCTGCCGAAGCGTCAGGCAACTGCGTCCAATCGCAATCGGCCAGCAGCTTGTTACGTTCAGCGCGAACGACATTCCACTGTGCGTGAACTTTTGCGGCAGATGCGTCTGCGTCAAGGTCTGATACGATGTAATTCTGCGTCCAAACGCCATCAATCAGAATTGCTGGGCCTTCCTCGCGGACTTGCGTTGCGGGGTCAAAGTATGGCGGCGTAACGATCTGCTTCTTGTGTACGCCGAAATGCGCGGCCTGCTCAGGTGTCAGCCCGCTAACGTAGCAATAGTTGTTCTCATCCCACTGCGTCGGCTCTGCATCAAAGATGTGCCGTATAAAGGTGTCGCCTTGGGCTTGGACATACCACATTATTCTGCTTCCTTTGCTTTCCGCTTGGCGGTCGCACGCGCGACAGCGTCTGCGTATGCCTGTTCATCTTCGATTTGTGCGTGCAGCGCGGCCATAATTGCCGCTACGTTACCCATTTGCTTTTTGGTTGCTTCCAGACGTTCAGCAACGTCGCTTGCAAACTCGTTGTCGGTGGCGTTTGCGACTATGTATTCAAAGTTTTTGCGATCAAATTCATAATGAAAAAACTCAACTTCACGGGCGTACATGGCGTCCGCAAGCGTATCATATTTGTATTCGGTTGAAAGTTGCGAGTAGATCATAAAGACTTTCTTTTAAAATGAAGAGTTAAACGCCACGCCGGCATATAAAGAAGAAGTAGGGGTAGTAATAACAGGGTATGCCGTTCCAAACCCAGTGCTAGTCCATCTAACCGCTTTAGCTAGAGGTGCGCCGCCGGAGTCCCACCCAACAACCGAGACGGCAAGGCCATCAGGTGAAAAAGCAATATCATAAACATTAAATGGATTGGAGGGGGGTATGGTATAATTAGCTAACCTAGCGCCCCATCCGGCCCCGCTCCAAGCGTAAGCGGTTGTTCCTTGTACCATGTCGTCTAACCCGACAACAATGGCGTTGCCGGCGGGGTTAAAAGCTACAGAGTATCCAATGTTTGCAACGATAGCGGTAGCTGGGTTAGCAAATTTAGTACCAAAGCCAGTGCTGCTGTTCCAAGGGTACACAGTTGCGTAAGGAGAAGCGCCGTGCGCTACCGCAAGTGCGTCGCCAGCAGGTGAAAAGGCTACCCTTTTTACCGCGCTTGGTGGGAGCGTTGCAGGGTTGGTAAATTTAGTGCCGAACCCAGTAGTGCTGTTCCAAGGGTATGCAGATATAAAAGGACTAATGGCGTGTCCTACCGCGATAGAATTTCCGTCGGGGGAAAAAGCTACATCATAACATTCGTTTGGAGGTGTTGTAGCAGGGTTAGCGTATTTAGTCCCAAATCCCGACGCGGACCAAGGATACACCGTAAGAAACGGAGACACGTTGTGCGCTACTGCTAAAGCATTGGCCGCAGGGCTAAACGCTACGCCGTTGCCGGTGCCTGTAGGCAGTGTTGCGGGATTAGAAAATTTAGTGCCAAACCCAGCGGCGCTCCAACCGTAAGCATCTATGTAAGGGGATGCAAAACTTGCAGCCGCAACGGCGTTGGCTAAAGGTGAAAACGCAACACCATAACTTGTGACATTCGGTAGTGTTGTTGGGTTGGCATACTGCACCCCAAAACCAACGCCGCTGTTCCAAGGGTACGCAATTACATACGGTGATGTTCCGATTGCCATAGCAACTTGGTAGCGGGGTACTTCGGCTTGATACAAATAGTTAGCCATCCACTTTGTCGCGGTGACTTTAATCGCCATAAGGGTGTTGTTTGCGGGGACGCCGATAGACCCTGTTGTACCGTTTCCACCAATTAAAGTGTCGGTGGTAATAGCCACAGTAACAGGTGGCGCACCATTCTCTACTGTAAACAGCACAACTGTGCCGATTGGAAACGCTACGACAGAGTTGGCTGGAATGGTGTATGTACGTGCCGCAGTATCAGACGCAGGGTGGAATATCTGTTTGCCGGCGTCGCCTATGAGCAGCGTGTAGTTTGCAGACTGAATGTTTTGCGGGTACTCAACCACGCTCGATGGAAGCGCGGTAGATGTCCAGCCTGTGCCGTTGCTGGTCAGGACGTTACCGGAAGTGCCGGGCGACGTTAAGCCAGTGCCGCCGTTTGCGGCAGGTACAGTAGTAACAGCCAACGTGCCGCCAGATATTGACAAGGCAGTGCCGATGCTAAGTTCTTCCGCAGCGCCTGTGCCAGCGGTAGCGCGGCCCAGCACCTTATTGGTGGCAAGCGTCAACTCATGTTCTTCGTTCCAATTGGACGGCTGAACAATCGTTACATCACCACTGTCAGCTTTAGCGGACTGAAAGGTATGTTTAAGGCTTACGGTCATTCCATCATTCCTTCAGGCGGCATCGGAGGCTGCTGTGGCATACCGCCCATTTCTGGCATTGGTTGCTGTTGAGGCATTTCTTCGTTCATCATGGGCTGTTCGCGCATTTCTGGTGAGCCGCCGATCAAGTCGCCTGTATCCAGTGCGCCTGCAATCGTACCCATGACAATATCCTGAATTTGCTCAGGTGTCATGCTATTTTGCATTGCCGTGATACGCTTTGTCTCAGCATCATAGGCATCTACTTGCGCTTTATATTCCTTAATGTCTACTTCACGCTGTGCGACGCTGTCCTGAACGTTTTCGATGATGGTGGTCATACGGTTCAGTTCTTCGGTCATCGCCTGCATTTGCTGCTGCGCGGCCATCATCTCAGGCGATTGATCGCCTTCAGACAATACCTTCGGATCAAGGATTTTCTTGAAACGTTCCGCCATTTCCTGCGCGCCGGGCCAGTCCATGTTCTTAATGAACAAATCGCCAGCCACAGACCAAAGCTGCGGGTTGGATTGCAGAATCTGGCTCATGGCATCAAGTGCTTCTTGACGCTTGGTCATGTAGCCGGGGCCAGTTGTGACCATAACGTCGTATGTACCAACGCCGGGGTTGTAAATCTTTTCGATCAAACCGCCAGTTTCCATGTCGCGGACTTCCTTGACAGGCTCTGGCTGCGTTGGGTTGAATTTGACCATGCTCACATCACCATCAACGCCGATGATGCGTGCGATGCGCTGTGTGTCGTAGATTTTAGGGATCATATCGACAACTTGGCGTGTAATGTGACGGATAGCACGGGCAAGGTTGTCAACGTAGTGGTACGTGCCGACATCGCCCTGCTTTTCGCGTGCGACGATAGCCTTAGCCGACCGCTCGTTGCCCTGTTGACCCAGCGATGCGTCATACTGGCCTGTTGTGGCCTTGATGTCCTCTCCAGCGCCCATTTTAGCCTGTATCAGACCTGTCTGGGGCAGAGGTGGCTGTGCGCGCTGTGGCAGCGGTAGAACGCCTCCAGCGCCGTCTGTAACGTCAGGGTTGACTTCCAAATACGGCCAGTTGGTCGTATTGGCTGTCTTCCACTGCTGTTCGTAGCCTTCGAACTGGCCGCCGTAGCCGATAAACGGCGCTTTAGGGGCCAACGCAAGCATTTCTGCCTCTTGGCTGGTCCAGTAGTTGTACATCCGCTGGGCGTCCTTGGCGTTACGCACAAGGCCAGAAATGTACATACGGCCTTCGACTTCCCATTCGTTGCCGATGACGCGCACGACGGGAATCCATTTGCCTGACCATTCACGCTCGTCGAGGATGTCAAAACCGTTGGTTTTCATCCACATGACCTTCTGGCGGTCTACTTCGCGTGTGCGGATAGGCTTGCCAAACATCGCCTGCAAGTTGCTGTCTTGCGGCGTGCCTTTGAAAGCTGTCTGGTTGTCTGGATACAGGTGCAGCGTAGCTTTTTCGTAGTCTTTGTAGAAGTATTCCGCGATGCGGATGGTGTCTTCAGCCAACCACTGCGCCATGCTCTCGTTACCGACGCCTTGCGACATGAGTGTCGAGATAGGCGCCGCGTCTGGGAACATACGCTCATAGTCGGATTTCAGGATGTCTTCGGTAACAAAGCACCATTCAGCGTCTGCGCCGCATGGGTCTTGGATCGTAGGGTCCATGTAGACGCTAAACGAGTTACGGACGCGCATAATGCGGATGTCTTGGTCGAAGCTGTCTTCGTTGCAATACTCAGTTATCAGACGAATATAGCCTTCGCCGTAGGTAACTTGGTTGTCGCAAGCCGTGTCATACGCAACGTCGGCGTCCGACATATACTCAATATGACGCATGACACCGTTGAAAATCTCTGCAACTTCTACGTCAGCGTTGTCGTCGGCGGGGATTACCTTACCGCTAGGCCGGTTTTGGCGTTGTTCGTTCGTAACTTGACGGACGTGTTGCGGTAGTTTGTTAATTGTCAAGCAAGGACGTGCGTTAATTGTCTGCCCTTGCACACTTCCGCGTGTTGACAGCACGTCGGCGGGCCATTGCCACTGGTTGTCTGGCGATCCTGCCATAAACCGTAGGTCGTCCAGTTCATCTTCACGGCTGTCAGAGTACGCAGCCTGCGCCATTTTCAGGCGCGACCGCATGGTTGCCATCTTGTCGCCGTCATCGCCTGACGTTTTGGGCGGGTTAGAGCCAACGTTGGCGACTTTGCCTGCCGTGTTGATGCCTGTAGGGTCGGCCATGTGCTATTTCTTGCCCTTCTTGGCGGCTTCCCGCTTGACGCTGTACGCTATGGCTACAGCCTGTTTGACAGGCTTGCCAGCGTTTACTTCAGCCTTGATGTTCTTGCGGAACGCGGCTTTGCCTGTCGATTTGACGAGAGGCATGATTATTTCTTTTTGCCCATTGGCGTAGGCTTATATGCAGTAGTTGTGCGGATGACCGCCTGCTTAGGCGCTGCCATTTTAGCCGGCATTTTAGCAGGTGCGACTTTAGCTGGCATCTTAACCGCTGGGCGTCCGCCGGATTTGCTTGTTGTGCCTTCGCGCGCCATGATCTTTTCAGCGGCTGCTTTGCGTTTAGCGTCAGCGCCGGGGCCAATGCCAAGGTCGGCGTTTGTCGCGCGGTTACCGTACTTATCTGTCGGACGTGTCGAGATACCTTCACGCATCATTGGCTTTTTGGCTGGCATTTACTTACCCTTCTTAGCGGTTTTGGCGCTCTGCTTGAACGCTTTGGCTGTTGGTGCGCCTTTAGCGCCCGGTTTACGCATCTTTTCGCCAGAACCAGCGGCTATCCGCTCTTTCTTGGCGTGAATGTTGGCATATAGACCTTTTTTGGCCGCCATCGTCAAGACCCCATCCATGATGTAGAAACTCCAGCGGAAGAATACGCGCTTACGCGGCGCTTGTCAACGCGTCC